GGGAAAGTTCGTTAAGCGCATCGTCGCCGAGACGAAGAAGAACCCGCCCGCGGTGAAGCTCAACCCGAGGGAGGACGGCGACATAAACAAGGCGGAGGTGGGAATGGGCCTCGTCCGCTACATCGAGGACACGAGCGGGGCGAAGTACGCCTACAGCCACGGCCTCGAGTGCAGCGCCGTGGGCGGTCTCGGCTGGATCAAGGGCAAGATGGACCTGAAGCGCCACACGCTCCGCATCGACAAGGTGAAGGACGCGTTCCGCTACTACATGGACCCCGACGCGGAGCGCGAGGACGGCAGCGACGCCCGGTTCTTCATCTCGCGCTTCAAGCGCACGCGCAACCGCGAGACGACCTACTGCTACGAGTACTGGTGGAAGGAATGGCTCGAGGACGAAAAGAGCGACGGCGTTTTCTGGGCCCTGGTGGCGGGGAACGAGGTCGAGGACTACGGCCGCTTCCCCGGGGAGATCATCCCCATATTCCCGGTAATCGGCGAGGATATCGAGTACGACGGCGAGCGCGTGCTGAAGGGCATCGTCCGCGACATGACGGACGCGCAGCGTTCCTTCAACTACCTTAAGAGCCAGGAGGTCGAGACCATCGCCCTCACCCCGAAGGCGCCCATAATGGCGGAGGAGGGGACCATCCCCCCCGAGTACGAGCGCGACTGGGACAACTGCACGAAGAACCCGACGAAGGTACTGAAGTACCGCGCGGTGAACCTCGACGGCGAGCCGACCAAGAACAAGCCGGAGTTCCTACCGATGAAGGCGGACACGCAGTGGATGCGCGAGGCGGCCGTAGGCGCGGTCAACGACCTGAAGGAGATCACGGGCATATACGACACGGCCCTGGGTTCCGACTCCAAGGAACTTTCCGGAAAGGCCATCATCGCGAAGCAGATCACGGCGGACGCGGGCCAGTTCACCTACACCGAGCACCTGCAGATGACCATCCAGCAGATAGGCCGCTGGATGATGCAGGTCATACCCTACGTGTACAGGGGCGAGAAGGTGATCCGCATCCTCGGCGAGGACGGCAAGCTCTCGAGCGTGGACCTCTCGAAGCCGATGGGCGAGAACACCCCCGAGGCGGAACAGGTCCCGATGGACCTGGACTTCAGCGAGATGGACATTTCCGTGGGTTCGGGGAACTCGTACGCGACGCGCCGCGAGGCCGGCGTCGACGCCTTCCAGGCGATAATGCAGGCCATCCCGAACACGGCCACGGCTATAGCGGACCTTGCCGTGAAGAACATGGATATCCCGTGGAGCCACGAGGCGGCCGACCGCCTCCACGCGATGCTCCCGCCCGAGATCAAGGCGGCTGAGAAGGCCCCGAAGGGCTTTGTCCCGGCGGCGCAGCTCCAGCAGGCCATGGAGATGTTCGACCAGGCGAAGGCGGCGAACATGCAGATACAGCAGCAGATGCAGGCGAAGATAACGGCTCTCGAGTCGGAACTGAAGAACCAGATCCAGGGCCGTATCGCGGCGGAGCGCATCAAGGGCGAGTACGGTCTCGCGGAGACGCAGATAAGGGAAATGAACGCGAACGAGCGCGAGGCCATAAAGGTGCAGGCCGACGTGGAAAAGACCTCGGCGAAGATACAGGCGGACCTGATCAAGGACGTGGGCCGGCGTGCCGACCAGGTGGCCCGCGATTCCGCCGCCGTCGCGGACGCGGCCAACGCGGCGAACGGGAACTCCGGGCAGGCCGTGGAAACCGCTGGCCGGCAGGAGGAGGGGCGCAGGTCGCCCAACCTCACGTTCAAGAACGCGACCCTGAACGACGACCAGCTTAGCCAGACGGACATGCTGATGAACCTGAAATAGGGCCCCTGGTACTATTCAGGACGAAGAAAGATTTTGGGCCTCCGAACTCCCGGGAGGTAAAGGTGCGGGAGGATATACGCAGCGGACTTCATGGCACGCCTTCCCAGGGCGGAGATTGACTTAGCGGCGGTGGACATGCAGGGTATCCGGCAACTGTGGCCCCATAAGGGCCGAGGCGAGAGCCGAGACGGAGATAGGACGCATACCATGGCGAGAACAATGGAAGAAGAAATCGACGGACTGGACCTTACCGTGAACTACACGGGGGAAAAGGAAGAATCCGGACAGGAACCCGAGGACAAGGGCGGAAAGGAACCCGAGGAGCAGGCCGGACCCGAGAAGGGCGAGGAAGGCGACAAGGGTGACGGAGAACCCGAGGACAAGGGCGAACCCGAGAAGAAGGACGGGACCGAACCGAAGTCACGCGAGGACGGCGGCGAGGCGAAGCCCGACGACAAGGGGCCGTTCGGACAGAAGGGCCACACGCCAAAGGGCGTGCAGGAACGCATCAACAGCCTTTCGCGGAGCAACCGCGAACTCAGGGAGCAGAACGAGAAGATCCTCGCCGAGCTCGAGAAGTTCAAGGCTTCGATCCCCAAGCCTCCCGAAAAGACGGAGGCGGACTTCCCCGACAGCAAGTCCTACGTGAACTACCTGGCCGAGCAGAAGGCCAGGGAAATCGTGGAGGCGCAGCTGGCGAAGGAACGCGAGAGGATGGAGATGGATTCCCTCATGGCCGAGTACCGCAAGTCGGAGGACTCCGCCCGGAAGGCGCTCGGGGACTACGACGACGTGGTCTCTTCCGTTCCCGACCTGAAGGTGGACAAGGACACGTACATGTACGTGATGAAGTCCCCGGAAGGCGCGATGATCAACTACACCCTGAAGAAGGTGGAGTCGGTCCGCAACCAGTTCCTCATGACGCCCGACGCGGGCAAGCTCGCGTTCGTCAAGGGCGTGGAGGCTCGCTTGCGCGAGATCCGTCAACAAGCGGAAAGAACAAAAGCCGCTCCGCAGCAGACTCCGCCTGCATCTACTCCCCCGGCCACGCAGCAGCCTATGTTGAGGCAGCCGGCGGAAGCGAAACGGCCCGTTTCGAGGACCCTCAATCCGGCCACCTGTTCTATGGACGAGTGGATGGAGAACGGGGACTAAAGGAAATCAAGAATGTCCATCGTTAATACTACCAACTCCCCGGCGTACATTTCCGGCTACGTCGTCAAGGAAGCCACCAAGGGCTTCTTCAACACCCGCCTCTTCTCCGGCTTTGTCCGCAACGACTACCGTTCCGACTTCGAGGAACGCGGCGCCAAGAAGGGCGACTCCATCTTTGTCCGCCGTCCCTCGCAGTTCCGCGTACGTACCGGCGCCGGCATGGAAATCCAGGACGTGCACGAAGACAAGGTCGCCGTCACCCTTCCGGAACAGAAGGGTGTCGACTTCCAGTTCTCCGCGCGTGAACTGACACTCGATATCGACAAGGGCGGCAGCGAGTACTCCAAGCGCTTCATCCGTCCGGCCGGCTCCGCGCTGGCCTCGGACTTCGACGCGAACGGGCTCGAGACCGCCTCCGCCAAGGCCGGTTCCGTGATCCTTCTCGGCTCCGGCACGACCGACGAGCAGCTCTACAAGGGCTTCCTCGACGCCAAGGCCATGCTCAACAAGATGCTCGCCCCCAAGACGGTGAGCGAACGAATGGCCTTCGTGAGTTCCGATATCGAGACCAAGCTGACGCAGAACGTGAAGCAGCTCTACAACAACGCCCAGGCCATCACCAAGGCCATCAAGGACGGCACCATCCAGGACGTCGCCGGCCTTACCTGGGGTTCCACCGACCTGTCCTACGTCCATACGAACGGCGGCGGCGGTACGACCTTCACCGTCGGCACCATCACGCCCGACTACGAAAACCTGACGCAGTGGATTCCGTACACGAACGCTTCCGGCCTTGCCGTGGGCGACACCATCCAGTTCAGCGATTCCTATTTCGTGAACCTGGAGACCAAGAAGCGCTACACCAACCTGCTGCAGCGCAAGGTGCTCGGCCTCAAGACCGAGAACGGCAACAAGTACGCCCTCGTGTACTCCATCCGTCCGGTCGTCGCTTCCCCTACAGACGCGGAAGCCCGCAAGAAGGCCGCCATGGCCAACTGCAGCGCCCTCCCGTCCGCCGCAGGTTCCGTGCTCGGCGTGGCAGGCAAGACCTACGCCTGCTGCCCGGTGCTCCACAAGGACGCTGTGGTGCTGACGAACGTCGACCTGGCCCGTCCGAAGAAGGTGGAAATGTGCAACACGGTCAACTACAAGAACGTGGTTATCCGTTACATCGAGGACTACTCGGTGACTACGGACCAGTTCCCGGACCGTCTCGACATGCTCGGTGTGTTCACGGCAATCATGCCTGAATGGATCGTGGACGTCGAACTCCAGCTCGACTAGTACTCGGGTTGCGGGGTGCAGACCCGGTTCCCTTCGGAAATCTGTGTGCCGAGTTTCTGGAGGGAGCCCCAGTCTACACTTTCGGTCCTGTCGAAATCCATAGCGCGGTGGCTGAACGCCTCCGCGTATTTCTTTATGTGTTCCCAGCGCCTGAACGTGGTACGCAGGGTATGGAGCCGCACGTACTTGACGTAGTTCGCCCACGGCCCCCTTTCGGGTTCCCACTTCTTGAGCAGCTTCACCATTTCGATGTAGAAGTCGTTGGCATAGTCCTCCATCGACACGCCTCTGATATCCATGTTCGGCCCGCCCTTGAAACAGTAGATGGACACGGAACACAGGAGCAGGACGTCGTGCTGTTCCTGTTGTGTCATGGGTACCTTGAACTTGTCGATTTTGAGCAGGGTCTTTTTTACGGCCACGGGCAGGGTCTTTGCCAGTTCCCAAAGGTCGTCTCTCGATATGGTGGTCTTTTTGCGTGAGGCCATATCGTAGTAGTAGTATGTCTGGCCGTCGAATTTGCGCTTTTTACGGCACCTTACAATTCCCTTCATGCGGGAGCCTCGCTGTTGATGTTAGTCAACAACCGGCTCACAATCAATCAACAATATAAACAATTTATCAACAAAATGCAACATGGTATTATTCAGGAAGGATAAATACCGGAACCTAAAATGAGCAATACAGTAAGAGAACTAATCAAGGACGCCTTCTTCCGTTCTACGGTCCGAGGTCTCGGGGACACGCCCGACGACCCGGAAGTGAACGACGCCCTCCGTATGCTGAACGAGATTCTTGACGTCATGGTGGACAAGCAGGAATTCTCGTCCGGCAACGAGTCCATTGTCTTCGACGTCCCGGCGCGTAGGTACGTGACCTTCTCGGACAACCCCCACAGGGTCTTTTCCGCGACGGCCGATTCTTCGGCTATCGTATGCCGGTGCGACGAGTCGCACGATCTTTCCGTCGGTTCGGCCGTGACGGTCCGTATCGGCGGTATCGACATCGACACGTCCGTTACTGACGTTGTCTCCTACATGGAATTCAAGGTACCGGCGGACAACCGCCTTTCGGGTTCCTACATCGGTTCCTTCAAGCTACAGGCGGAAGGTCCCGAATACCTTATCGACTTCATCATGAGCCCCCCTGTGAACATGTACCAGGTCGTGGGCTCGGGCGTGGGGAAAATAGACGAGTGCCAGATGCAGTACTTCTATTCTGCCGAAAAGGTGGGCCGCTGGTGGTTCTACGAGAAGGGAATGAGGCCGTACCCGCGTCTATGGGTCTCCGGCGTCGACCGCGTAATGGCGGTTTTCCCGCGCCCGACGTTTAGGAACGTGACCCTCGACACCGACCTTACGTCTATGGTCCCGAGCGCCCGTTCCGCCATCCTCTACAGGCTGGCTGCCGAAATCGCGGCCGGGAACGGATTCGACGCGGTAGAGAAGAACCTTCTTGCAAAGTACAAGAACGCCTTCGGGACGTACGTAAGGAGCCGCGCGCAGAGCGCTTCGCCCGTCCCCGACTGGAGCGCTCCCGGCTTTACCGACTCGGCACGTTACGATATCTATACGGACGGTGGTGGCCATGCCTCTTTCTAACTTCGATGCCATTGTGGGTCCGGCATATTCCTACCCGAGCAAGCCGGTTGATTGCCAGGAGTGCGTGAACTTCGAGTGTTTGCGCGTAGGCAGCGGCCAGTCTCCGTACAAGCATATGCTCGTGTCGACCGCAGGCACCAAGAAGATCCGTTTCCGCAGGGCTGGTTCCTCGGAAATCCTGGAAAGCGTACCGTCGCTGAACGCGACTACTGACCGCGTGAGGGGAATACACCAGTGTTCCGTGCCGTTCCAGGGCGATTCGCTTAACGGGGTAGTACTCGTAGGCGCTGACGCCGTGTGGAAGATGGGCACGCCCGACTCCAATTTCGTAAGCGAACTTACCCTCCTGGGCGCGATATCCGAAGGTACGGGCCCGGTTTCCATCGTGGACGCCGGAGGCGAGAGCGGAAGCAACATCCCGCAGAAAATCATTATCGCGGACGGGACTACCATGTATTGCGTGAACATGGACACGCTCGTTTTCACGTCGCTCGGTAACACGGTCCCGCAGAGGCCGTCCAAATTGGCCTTCCTCGATGCCCGCGCCTACATGTGCGGGAGGAACAGTAACGACAATTCCCCTTCGCAGAGGGTCTACTGGAGTTCCATCAACAAGCCCGACGAATGGGCGCAGCTTGACTTCGTTTCCGCGTCCATCAAGAGCGACCCGGTACTGGGCGTGGCCGTGGCCGGGAACTACCTGTGGATGGTCGGTTCGGAGACATACGAGCTTTGGCAGACCACCTCTTCGAGCGGGACGCTGTATTCGCCGATCCGCAAGGTGAACGGAGTGGCTTCCGGAGTGGGTACGGTAAGCGGCGATTCGGTCGCTGCCATAGCGGCCTCCGTGTTCTTTGTCGGTGGCGGCGAGACCGGACGGCTCCATGTGTACGAGGGCAGCTCGAACGGGTCTATCGCGGTGGTGAGTACGGACGCCATGAGCCAGGAATTTTCGACCTACTCGAAGATGGACGACGCCGTGGGAATGGCGTGGAGCGACGACGGCCAGGTGTACTATTCCGTCACCTTCCCCTCGCAGGACGTTACATGGGTCTACAACGCCGGGCAGAAGTACTGGCACAAGCGCAGTTCGACAAGGAATACGGTTTCCCACCGGTGGAACATCACCTGTATTTCCCCGGCCTTCTCGATAGTGATAGGCGGTAACGGCGAGACGGGAGAGGTCTACCACGTTAGCACCCATTACAACGACGATGACGGGGAACCCATCATCCGTCGCAGGGTGGCCCCGCACCTCCGTTCGAACGGCAAGAACATCCGTCATATTTCGCTTGAACTTGACCTGGAGTGCGGCAACGCCCTTCCTCACGGCCAGGGCAGCGACCCGCAGATAATGCTCCGCGCCCTGACGGGGCGGGGCGTATCGCGCGTGAGCCCCGATGGAAGTCCAGCGGAACGCAGGGAATGTACCGTCGCAGGGTGAAGTGGTTCAGGCTCGGTACGTCCGTTGACCGCTGTTACGAGATATGCGTGAGCGACCCGATCCGGTGGACGATTTACGGAGCGACCATCGACACCGAAGAAGGTATTGGGGGTAGATGATGGGACGCGAGAATCTCATGCAACTCGAAGGGGTCTTTGTCCAGAACATGCCGAAGGCCCAGCAATTTTTACGGGACGGCTCGCTGAACCCTGACTGGCTTCCGTGGATGAACGCCTTCGACACCTGGATGCAACAGGCGTCCACCCCGATCGACCTGGACGACGGGCTTTACGCGGTACGCGTCGGCTCCGTCATAACGGTGACGGGAACGGTGAAGGCAGGGGCGACTATCGAGGCCATCGGCCCTGCGGTGACGTTTACGCACGATGGCGTGGAATTCAACGAGAACGGAACTATAACAGGCGGAAGCGTCGACACGGCGCTGTCCGTGACATATATCGCAAGGAGATAGCACCATGGGCGGCTTGATTGCAGGAATAGCAGTATCGACACTCGTAACCGCGATTAGCGGAGCTATGGGGGCACAGGCTCAAAAGGAAGCCTACGAGACCATGGCCCGCGCTAGCGAACAGGAACGTGCGGAATTCAAGGCGGCGTACGACCAGGCCTTCGGGCCGGACTCGTACAACGCAAAGATGCAACAGCTAGGCGAGGCGGCCGGGCAACAGTTCTACGACC